CTTACCCCTACGGTAACTTTGATTAATCTCTAGGGGCTTCGGCCCCTATCTTTAAACTTTAAGGAGATTATTCATGGCTACACCAAAGGCTAAATCGATTACGCAACAAGGAAGGTATGAGCCTTTTGAGTTGCAAGTTGCCCGTGGGCAAATTGGGTTTCATAATGGCGTTAACATTTTTGGTTACCAGCCCTCTATCGGTACAAGTTTTATCCCAATTTGGGAAGTAACTTCTGCATATCCTGCATACCTAACAACTGCTTCTACATTCACAATTGCTAGCGCTTCTGCATCAGATCAAAATGCAGTGGTGTTAGTGACTGGACTGGACGCAAACTACAACGTATTGTCTGAGCAAGTGCTTATGACAACTTCAACACCAAGTGGTACAACCGTTGGCAAGTATTTACGCATCAATGGATTGACACTAACCACTCCCGGTTCTGGTCAAAAAACAAACGTAGGCCAGATCACCGCCACTGCTTCAAATAGCAGTGTGTACGCTTATATCAATGCAGGTATTGGCAAAAGTCAAATGGCTGTTTATTCTGTGCCCAACAACTCAGAATATGACTTTACGCAAATCACCATCAACACCAATAACGCATACACATCGTCTACAACTTTGACTTATCAAGCTGTGGCGTACAACAATGCAACCGGTGTTCAATTAAGTGTTTTGCAAGAGCCATTCATCAATAACTTCATTGTGACCAAAACAATCCCATTCAAGTTTGGCCCAAGGACTGATATTCAATGGCAATTGAAAGCAAGTACAGGAACCGTAGCTGCTGGTATTGTGGTTGAAGGTTATCAGATCTTTAACGTAGATTCTGGGAACACCTAATCATGGCTAAGTCACCCGCATGGCAGCGCAAAGAAGGGAAGAATCCGAACGGCGGCTTAAACGCCAAAGGCCGGGCATCCGCAAAGAAGGAGGGGATGAATTTAAAAGCTCCCCAACCAGAGGGCGGATCAAGGAAGAAAAGCTTCTGCGCGCGCATGAGCGGGATGAAAAAGAAATTAACTTCATCAAAGACAGCAAACGATCCAAACAGCAGGATTAATAAGTCTTTGAGAGCTTGGAAGTGTTGAGGTAATCATGGCAACTAAATGGGATAGAGTACCTAAGTTCAACGATGATGTTGCAAAAAGCAGCATGGAAGACGCACGTAAAGTCGTCAAAGATACTTCCAAACTTAGAGGTGCTGCAGTTGATGCAGTGAAAGAAGCTGGCAGTCGTGCCGCTAGTCGTTTACTTGGCCGAGCAGGATTGGCTGGGGCCTCACTTCAAACTGGATATGATGCTGGCCGTGCGCTCGATGAAGCCACAGGTATTGGCAAAAAGATGGTTGATAAATCTGGGCTTGGTGACATGGCTGCAAAAGCAGCTACATCCGGCGAAAGAGTCACGTTGACCAAAGATGCCCAGTCCCGTATTGATCGTGGCGATTTGGATAAAAAGCCTGTTAAACGTTCAGTATCTAGAACAACCGTATCTGCTGAGCCCGCTCCTCAAATGAAAGAGGAAAAAGACTACGGCCCAGATATTAGAGATGATGTTGGGCCCCCCAAAGAGCCAAGCGCCGATAACATGTTGAAACGTGGTGGTCGAGTTCACGCATCTAAACGTGCTGACGGTATTGCACAAAGAGGGCATACGCGGTATCGTGGAGATAAACACTAATGGACACGCCAATATGGAATGCAGTTCTCTCCTTGCTTGTCGCGCTTTTAGGCTGGGTATTGAGAGAGAAGTCCGCAGAATTGCAACGGGTAACTATTTTGCTCAATCGTACACGCGAAGAAATGGCGAAAGAGTATGTAACCAAGGCAGAAGTTCATGCCGATATCAACCGTGTGTTGGATCGACTGGACAGGTTGGAAAGCAAAATTGATAGGTTAATGGAGAGTAACCATGCCATCAACTAGCTCAGATTTAACGGTGAATTGTTTAGATTGTCAGAAAGAAAAAACTTTTAATAAGTATGAAGTTAATCGTGAAAGACATTTGAACTATCGCTGTAGAATTTGTGCTATTAAAAATTATTATTCAAGTAAGCCAAAATTAACAAAAGAAGAAAAAGCAAAATATCGAAAAGAGTATTATGAAAAACATCGACAAAGACTTGATGCATACTCTAACGATTGGAGGCAAGAAAAAAGGCTTGAAATAATCAAAGAGTTGGGTGGGGAATGTAATCATTGTGGTGAAAATGATCCTATTGTGTTGGACATAGATCACATACATAATGATGGTGCGAAAGAAAGAAAAGAAGCAAAAAGAAAAAATGTTGTTTCAATTCTTAGGGCAAAAGGTATAGATAAACAACGCTATCAATTACTCTGCAAAAATTGTAATTGGCGCAAAGAATTTCTTAGGAGACGTCATGCCGAGTGTATCGAAGAAGCAGCATAATTTTATGCAGGCGGTCGCTCATTCCCCAGCGTTCGCCAAGAAAGCAGGAGTCCCTCAAAATGTGGGGCAAGAGTTCAGTAAAGCGGACAAAGGCCGCACATTTAAACAAGGTGGAACTATGAAATCGGAAAAAACTAAAGAGTTGCGTCAAGCAAAGACCCTCGAAAAGCTCGCTAAAGAAGAGCGTTCTGAGGCAAAAGGCATGAAGCACGGCGGTCACGCTAAGCATCATGTTAAAAAAATGGCTTCTGGTGGCATGACCACTGGTAAGCATGGCGTTGCTGAGAAAAGCGGTATGACAACTGCTAAGATGGGCAAGGCTGAAGTGGGCGGCAAGCTCAAACATGGTGAGCACAGCATCCAGAAAAAGGGCCATACACGTGCTATGGAGCCTAAAATGGGTGCAGGTAAGCCCTTGGGTATGAAGCACGGTGGTAAAACCCACCATAAAAAGTAAGGAAACATCATGAAACATCACGATCACATCGCCGACCACAAGCATCCTTTCCATAGCGGTGGTACAAAACACCACGGAAAGACCGAATTGCACCATGTTCAGCATCCCCATCCCGAAGAACACCACCATGTTCACGGTATGAAGCACGGTGGACACGTAAAACACCACCATGAGCACGTTGCACACCACATGAAAGAGCATGAGGGACATCATCACGCTCACGGTGGCCACATTCATCACCATGAACACGTGGAAAAACACCTAAAACACCATGATGGTCACCACATGAAGCATGGCGGACACGTTCATCACCATGAACACGTCGAAAAAATGCACAAACACGGCCACAAATAAGCCCCTAGGAGCAAAAAATGAGAGCACTAATGCGTAGACCTATGATGAGAGCGCCAATGGCTGCTCCCATGGCTCCTGCTGCGCCTATGGCAGCCCCTGCTGGGGCTATGCCGGGCATGAAAAAGGGTGGAATGGCTTCTCCACATCACCGTGCTGACGGTATTGCTCGTAAAGGGCATACCAAGTGCGCATGTGGCGGGGGAAAAATGTAATGATGGCGAGCCGTGGTATGGGCGTCATGAACCCGTCAAAGATGCCGGGTAAAAAGATAATACATCGTAAGGATCATCCAAACGATGTGTCGCTGTACAAGCACGGTGGTGAGGTGTGGGATACCCCTAACCCAGCCAAAAAGCACAAAAAGCTTAGCCCTGCTAAGAAAGCCAAAGCAAAAGCAGCGGCTAAAAAAGCAGGTAGGCCCTACCCTAATTTAATTGACAATATGAGAGCAGCAAAATGAGCTTACCTGATTTTCTCCAAAATAATCTTGAATTTCTAATCGACGAATTAGATATCAGAGCAACACACCAACTCATGGCAAATGGTCACGTTGAAGATAGACTTTTGGATATCATCAATGGTTTAGAAAGCTGTCTTCCAGCACCCGCTGAGGATCCTGCACCTGTTGTCGTTGATACTCCTGCTGATCCTGTTGTTGAAGCACCAGAAGAAGTAGAGCCGGTAGTTGAAACTCCAGTAGCTACTGAGGCCCCCGCACAATGAGTACTTCCGGCACCTCTGCATTCGACCTTGACTTCACGGACTTAGCCGAGGAAGCGTGGGAGCGTGCCGGTCGTGAGATGCGCACGGGCTATGACTTGCGTACTGCACGCAGGTCAATGAACCTAATGACCATTGAATGGTCGAACCGTGGCATTAACATGTGGACTATCCAACAGCAGTCCATTACTTTTGTTCAGGGTTTAAATACTTACCCAATCCCACCTGATACCGTTGATCTGTTAGATCATGTTATACGTACAAATGCTAATAGCACGAGCAACCAAGCTGACTTAAACATCACCCGCATTAGTGTCAGTACGTATGCCACTATCCCAAATAAATTAACGCAAGCAAGACCTATTCAGGTTTTGGTGCAAAGAAATTCTGGCGAAACAAATCCGCTTTACGCATCCCCCATTCCGGGCTCTAATGCTCAGCCCGTGCAGGTTTATCTTGCAAATAGTATTAGTGCAACCGATACGTCAATCACACTTACCAGTACGTACGATATGGCAGCCCAAGGGTATATACAACTTGGATCTACATCTGGTGAAATTATTTATTACTCTTACATATCAGGGAATACCCTAGGTAATTGTTTTAGAGGTCAAAACAACACAACAGCCACTGCATACACTGGAGGTGGCACAACCACAGCCGTGTACATCCCGCAAATTCCAGCCATCACTGTGTGGCCAACGCCTGATGGTTCAACAACGTATACGTTTGTTTACTGGCGTATGCGCAGGATACAGGACGCAGGAACTGGCATAGAAACTGGAGATATGACTTTCAGGTTTTTGCCTGTGGTAGCCGCTGGTTTGGCTTACCATATCGCAATGAAAGTGCCTGAGTTGATGCCCAGAATACAGATGCTTAAACAAGCCTACGACGAACAATTTGAACTGGCCGCAGGTGAAGATCGAGAAAAAGCTGCGATCCGTTTTGTGCCTAGACAAATGTTTATTGGTGGGGGAACCTAGTGGGTAATAGGTTTGCATCAGGTAAATACTCGATTGCCGAGTGTGATCGATGTGGCCAACGGTATAAATTAAAACAGTTGAAAATGGAGGTCATTAAGACTAAACTATATCAACTGAAAGTTTGTCCTGAGTGCTGGGATCCTGATCAGCCGCAACTTCAATTGGGTATGTATCCAGTTGATGATCCGCAGGCAGTTAGGCAACCAAGGCCCGATTTGTCTTATGAAGCGTCTGGAACCACGGGCTTGCAGGTGGATTCAGTCAATCCGAATGACTATACAGTTATAGGTCAAGGCACACCGGCAGGCGGTTCGAGAGATACCCAATGGGGTTGGAATCCTATTGGTGGGGCAAGAAATTTTGATACGGGGTTAACACCTAATTATTTGGTTGCAACAACGTATGTGGGCACGGTGACTATTACAGGGAGTTAAAAATGGCTAAACATGATGATGTTCAAGAAGATAAAAAGTTGATCAAAAAGGCTTTCAAAATGCATGACAAACAAGAGCACAAAGGCAGTCATACTGATTTGAGCAAGCTCAAAAAAGGTGGCAAGGTTCACAAAATGGCTGCGGGTGGTAAAACCAACGCCGACATGCTAAAGCATGGACGCAACATGGCCAAGGTCATAAATCAGCGTTCTTCTGGCAGAGGTGGTTAATATGGCAACTCAAGTCAAACCAACCAAAAAGAATAGCCCTGCTATTCATAAACCAGCAAAAAAATTCAACGGCCCAGCCTCTGAATACGCGCCCCCACATACTATGGATGATAAACCCGTAAGTGTTACTAGCGTTCATGCTGGTGTGGAAAGTAACAAAGAGTATTTGCGTAACGCCAACGTATCTGTGGCAAACAGCCGTAGCAATGAATACCCACCAACAAAGACTTCTGGTATTGTTGTACGTGGTACATCTGCGCAAACAAAAGGTAGGATGGCTAGAGGGCCAATGGCGTAATGTATTACAGCGAACTTGTCACTGCCGTTAATGACTATGTAGAGAATAATTTCCCTACAATTGATCTCAATCGCATGATTGAGCAGACGGAACAACGCATCTATAACACAGTGCAGTTGCCCAGTTTGCGTAGAAATGTGACAGGTACTATTACTTCAGGTAATCAATATCTATCATGCCCTGCTGATTTTTTATCAGTATATTCGTTAGCTGTATTCCCTGTTAATGGTTCAAGTGGTAATTACTTGTACTTGTTGAATAAAGATGTAAACTTTATTCGTGAGGCATACCCCAACCCAAATGCCACGGGGCAACCTAAGCATTATGCTATTTTTGGCCCCCAATCTAATAATGAAGCTGAGCTAACATTGATTCTTGGGCCAACGCCAAATATGGCGTATACGGCCGAACTGCACTACTACTATTACCCAACATCGATTATTCAAGCAGCTATCGCTTCTGTTAGTTTCACGGCTGGATCAGGGTTTACAAATGGTACTTATTACAATGTTAGCTTGTCTGGCGGTACTGGCAATAGTGCTAGTGCCACTATTGTTGTTTCGGGCGGGATTGTAACTTCAGTTACCCTTGTATCCAAAGGGTGCTATTATGCCGTTGGGGACTCATTAACAGCGGCAATTACAGGTGGAACTGTAGCCATTACTGTAACAACCATTAATAATCAATATGGTGAAACTTGGCTTGGTGATAATTTTGATTCAGCTTTGTTAAATGGTGTTTTGTATGAAGCAGTTACATATACTAAAGGCGATGCTGACATGCAAGCGTTATACAAAGATCGATACACACAATCTATTGCTCTTCTCAAGAATTTGGGCGATGGCAAGCTCCGTATGGATGCTTATCGTGATGGGCAAGTTAGGGTGGCTGTATCATGAGCATAATCCAAACACAAACCACATCGTTTAAAGCTGAGCTCTATCAAGGGGTACATGATCTTTTAACGGATACTCTGTACATGGCGCTTTACACAGGTTATGCTAACTTGGGGCCCTTAACAACAGCTTATTCCACTGCCAATGAGATTACGGGTACCGGATATACAGCGGGGGGCATTCAAGTCACTGGGGCTACGATTAACACGTCAGGTTATATAGCCTATGTTAATTTCAATAACATAGTCTGGCCTAATTCAAACTTCACGGCAAGATGCGGGTTGCTTTACAACCAAAGTAAGAGTAATAAATCAATTTGCGTAATCGACTTTGGTTCTGACAAGACAGCAACAAATTTCACTATTACAATGCCAGTCAATTCTGCAACAACGGCATTAATTAGGAGTTCAAATTGATTGTCACAACTACCAAAGGCGATATGGATGACTCCCTTCTTGAGAAAAAAGAAGGCGTAGTTGACGATGAAAATGAGTACACAACATGGGTTGAATACTGGTTGGATGGCGAGCTCGTGCACCGTTCAGCGCATGTGACTTTA